GACATCGTCCAGTTGGCCAGTGCGCCGTTGTCTCCAAGGCTATCGGCCCCATCGCTCAGCGCGACCGTGGACTGCCCACCCGCGGCAATGGCTCCTGTCGAGCCGTAGCGCTGCGCGGCCTCCATCGCTGGGATGACTTCGCGCAAAATGACGTAGTACGGCTTCTTGGTCGCGCTAGCATTAGCGGAGACGCGGAACTGCTCGACTCGTACGACATCCGTCCGCAGGTCACCGAGCGGCTTCTGCATCCCGCCCTCGCCCATCGCCTCGTCCCACGGCCCCGCATCGGGGTCCCAGAAAACGTGCAGCCCAGAGATGCCGTCCGTCTGCGCCCAGTAGCAGGACTCGTGAATCACCTGCGCCATCTGCTGCGCGTCGTAGGCAAACTCGAGCGCGGTCTGCCGGGCTTCGGCTTTGCGCTGGTCGTCGGGGTCCAGCGTCATCGGGTTGATGCTAAAGCCCGGGCGCTGCTCGGTGATAATGCCGAGTCGCTGGTCCAGCGCCTTGTCGATGAGGTTGTAGACAATGCGGCTAGACTCCGTCGGACGAACCGGTTCACGCCACGGCCCGAGTCCGGTCGCGCTCACCCATTGCTGGCCTGCACGGAACAGGCGGTTCCGCTCGACCAGATGCATATGCGTCTCGATGGCCATCCGCCGCTCATTCCAGCGGTTCCGGACCCAATCCACCCATTGCTGCGGGTCCTCGCCATCGTTGTCCTCGGCAAGCGGGAAGTCGTCGCCGTACAGCGCACGGGAGAGCGCCCGCAACTGCTCATCGCGGGGCAGCGTAATACGGGCCGCCGTCTCGATGTCATTCGTCGCGACCTCGTCGTTCGCCCGTTGCCCGTTGGCATCGAGGACCACGGTGGTCGTGCCGCTCGAGGCGGCGACGTACGGCTCGGCCGCGCCCGGAATGTCTTGCTCGGTGTCGTACTCGCCTTCGTCCTCGTACTCGACGTCTTCCTGCTCGTTCTCCAGCTCGACGTCGGTGTCCTCGGCCCCCGGCGCTTGGGCGGCCAGCTCGCGAAGCAGCGCCTCGTAGTCGGGATTCAGGTTCGGGATGGTCATCCTAAGTCTCCGATGCCGAGTGCACGGCGCACAAGGTTCCACTTCTGGGCGTCAGGCATTGACGCGTCCTGCACCTTCAAGTACCGCTCCTTTGCCGTCTGCAGCACCTGCTCCTGCGCCCACTCCTCGGACTCCCGCATCGCCAGCGCCACGATGTCCTGCGGCACCTCAACCTCCTGCTCGGTAAGCGGGATGGGTGGATAGCGATGCGTCCACCAGTCCCGCACCAGCCGCTCGCCTCGGATGAGCGCGAAGACCACCACGCCAGCCCAGACGAGCTGAATCACTCCACCGCCTGCAGACCAGCAGCAACCGACTCGACAGGCTGCAGCGCCTTGAGCGCCTCAATGCCCCCAGCGACCTCGTGGTATGGGCGGCTAGCGAGGTAGGCAAGAATCTTCTCGAGCAGGTCCTGCGGAATCGCGAAGGTCGGCATAGCTCCGTGTGGCAGAAGGGATGGGCTTAGAGCCCGTTGTACTCAGCGACAGTGAAGGTCGCCGAGGTGGTCGCACCGATGGTAATCTTGACCTGCGCGTACTGCTCACCCTTAAGCGTGGCGCACGTCGAAGTCTGTAGCGTCGCGGTGGTCAGCGAACCGTCGCTGGCAAAGCCCGTCTTCGTGGTCCACGTCGACGGCGCGGTGAAGTCGCGAATCGTGTAGAGCGTGTCGTTGGCCGAGCTCACGGTGCCCGAAGCGAAGGTCGCCTTGAGATGCACCTCGACCTCGCTCACCATCCCGGCGAGCGGCACGAGGCAGATGTAGTCGCCCGCGACGGTAAGCGCCCCGGCATCGACAAGCTTGGTGCCGATGAGGCCGTTGGCCGCGGCAGAGGGGACGCTGGTCAGCACGAGCAGCCCCTGCCCGTTCCACGCTGCCTGCTGGTACTTCTTCTCGGTCGAAAAGACCGCGGTCTCGTTCGCCATCGGTTAGGCCTCAGTGAGTAGGAGCAACAGTTTCTTCCGCCGAGCGGCAGCGATTGCGTATGGCATTACACCCTCCAAGTCAATCCCGAATATACACCGAACCCCGGGAAGCGCAAGCGCTGGCGTCACAGCACCATCCCGCCTGCGGTCTCCCGGTAGTCCTCGTTGGCGTCAGGGACGTACAGCGTCCAGCTGTGCGGGTCTTTGCCCTCCTCGCCGATGCCGCGGTCCGGGGCAGGTTCGCTGACCAAGTACGGCAGGCTGGCCAACGCGTAGCGCAGGGCGTCAGCGCCGTCGTCCCCGCCTTCCCCCCGCTCGTCGGCGTCCCGCTTGAGCGGCACGTTGGGGCGCTTCGGGTCCGGCACCAGCCCCTGCAGCTCGCGCATCAGCCGACGGGTGCCGACGGTATCCACGAACCGCAGGCGGTCCGTCGTGAGAAGGCGTCGCAACACCTTGGCCCCGGCTTCGCGGTCGATGCTGGCCTTGGCAAGAGCGAGCCCGTACTGGTCGAAGATGTCAGCGACGGACTCCGGGCTGGCGGTGTGCGCCTGCCGCATTGCGAAGGCGTCGTGCCCGGCGTAGACCCGCTTGACGCAGGCAGACGGGATGCGGCCATCGGAGCCGGGGATGGCGAGCTGGCCGCGGATGCTGGCCGCCTGCTCGTGGTCCTGCTCGCGGTGCATATACACGGCGTCCAAGACGTAGACGTGGCGGCCGTCGTCGACCACAGGCACCCAGACCGCGGGGTGGGCGTAGCCCCAGTCGTAGCCGGACCACGCCTGCCACCAGTCCGGCAGGTAGGTCGGCAGATGGTCCCGCGGCACGACGTAGTCCTCGAGGCTGGCGAGCTCCGGGTAGAAGCTTGCGCCGCTGGCCGTCAAGCTGGCGTCGAGCTCCTGCTGCGCGTGGGCCGAGCCTGCCGGGTACTCGGCGCGCAGGAGGGCGATGTCTTCGGGGCTGAGCTTGGGGTTGGACTCGGTCGGGTGGTGCCAGTGCTGCCAGCCCTCGCGTCCCGCGGCGACCTGCTGACAGAGGCGGTTGAAGTAGCTGGGCGTCTGTCGTGCGGCGTTGCCGTCCCAGCCCGCGGAGGGCGTGGAGACGACGATGCACCAGCCGCCCTTGTCAAGCAGGGCAGGCAGCACGACCGCGCTGAGTGCGTACTCGAGGTCCAGATAGGCGGCCTCGTCGATGACCGCCCCGTCAAGACTGCGCCCGCGGAGGTTGTCAATGCTCTCGGCAGAGCGGAGCTCGAGCGAACCGAGACCAGCGAAAGAGACGCGGCGGTCGGTCTCGTGGAGCGTGACACCCGGCAGTCCTGCGAGCCGAGGCTTGAGCTCTTCCCGCCAGATGGCGCGGGACTGCGGGTAGTCCGGCGTGAGCCAGACGATGTTGCCGCCCTGCAGTGCACCGCGGTGCGTCCCCTTCCCGTGGCCCAGCATCGCGGCAATCAGCGCGGCGCGGCTCTTGCCAGTCCGGCGTCCAGCCCGCCAGACCTTGAAGCGGTCGGGAGCGTCCAGCACCTCACGCTGATGCGGGAGTGCCTGCGGGAGGTAGAGCGTGCTCACCGCCGGACGTGCTGCCGCCTACTCGTGGCGGACGACGACGGTCAGCGTGCTCTCGCCGCTCGTCTCGACCGCCTGCCGCTCACCGTACTCCTTCGGTCGCCGCTTGGCCGCCGCCCACTTCAGCGTGTCGACCTTCAGCCTATCCGCGGAATAGGTCTCGTTCGTCGTCTCGAGCGCGATGCGAATCGCCTCCTCAGCGAGCGCGTCAGCGGCCTGATGTTTTGCGTGCGCGTAGAGCTTGCCTAACGCGTCATCCTGCGCGGCCCACTTCCAAATCGTCGCCGGGTTGAGCCCGTGGGCTTTGACCGCATCGCGGACGAGGACGCCGTGGGCGACGGCATCGCAGACGTCGGTGAAGATGCGGAGCTTTTCGTCATCGGGGGTGGCAGGACGACCGACCGCAAACCCCCTGCGGGTAAGTGTTTTCGCCATAGGCCGAACATATACCGAACCAGAGGGAGACGCAAGCAGGCCGTGGGAACGAAACCGAACAGACCCCGAACGATTTGTAACGAAATCTGGCGACCCCTTGCGCGGCTTGACGGGTTGGGTTTAGACTCTCCGCCGTAGTCAAGACGCGGCATCACTCACTCCACAGGGGGAACACAATGCAGAACACGACCCAGCGCACCAAGCCGACCACCGTCACCGTCACCTGCGAGTTCGGCACCTTCACCCGGAAGACGGCGCGGACCTACAAGTACGTCTTCCTCGTCAAGTTCGACGAGAACTGGGAGGTCCGGAACTGGTGTGGGCGGATTGACTTGGCGTGGGGGCAGTATGCCGACTTCAAGCAGAACTACATCACCAACCCGTACTATCGCGCCACGAAGAACGTCTCGGCGGTCGCCATCGTGCGGGTCGAGGACGGGCGGCGCGAGCAGTTCTTCGAGACCGCGAACTGGGGGCTGACTGACATCGCCATCTGACAGGCCGAAACGCTCCCAGCGTGACGGGGGCGTCTCCGGGTCAGGCCCGGACTGATGAGGCCAGCAGTCTCACACACCAAGGGGATAGCACAATGCAGACCAAGGTCAAGGCGGTTTCTGAGGGCGTGGCGAAGATTCTTGAGGCGGGAAGCGTGGCCTATGTGCCGGGAGGCATTGCCAAGTTTGAAAACGGGCAGACGTTTGCTGGCGATTGTTTCGCGCTGGAT